TTCTTCGTACTGCGTGAGATAGTCGTAAATCTCCTCAAAAGCACTATAGGAAAATTGGTTTTGTCTACCGTATGCCTGGAAAGCTTCACGGAAATCGTGTAAATTGATTGATTGATGCATGACGATCTCCTTAGTTAAATTTAGCAACGAATGCCTGTGCTTCTTCGATGGTCTTAAATGGTGGACGACCAATACCAACAGTTCCAGTCTTGAGATTGCGTACTGTGAAGCCACAGGAAACGATCTGCCAATCTTTAGCATCGTTGTCGTTATAGTATGGAATTGAACCATAGATGGACGCAGTACGCCCGTTGATGTGCTTCCAATGCTTGGCTTCAATAATTTCGTATTTCATGATGTGATCCTCTTACTGTTTAGGATGATGCCCAGTTTCAGGCACTGGGCCGGCCTTGTCTAATCAAAAGATTTTAGTCTGCTAATAAATCTTCTAATATCAAACCTTCATTACCATTCTCTGTTTTGTACTGTCTATCCCATGCAAACAGAAATGAGGTAGTCTGGAAATCGTATACGCTTTCGTCCGGATTCTGCCCACGCTCAAGGATTACGCCTGCCCATCCTAGATCTTCTTTGGTATCCCTATCTCTAATCCGCAGATCGGACATGTCCACGCTTTCGATGCAATCCTTGATCTCTTTATAGGATGTTGAACGCTTAACAGACCATTCCTCGGAATCGTGGACGCTGATTGTGGCGTTGTTAGCCAATGCGTACTTGATCAAATGTAGGTATGCTTTTTGCATGATGTGATCCTCTTAAGGTTAGGATGAACGGCAAGCCCCCTGCTTGTCGATGGCTTAATTATAGGTGCGAACCTGGATGCGTCAAATTCAAATATTCTATGCATGGATAGATTCTACTGATGTCCTTAGATGGTCCCTAGATGGTCCCTAGATGGTCCCTAGATGGTCCCTAGATCCACAATCCTACAGACTTTCCCCTGCAAATCCTGCCGCTGGTATTGTTCCACGTGAAACACTGGAAGGCCTGTGGATAACCTGTGGATAACTTTACTGATTGGGGTATTAATTCCTTGAATGACCCCCGGGGGGACCCATTGGCAGGTCTCTAGATTGTAGTCATAGTCCCACACACAAGAGAGGTGAATTTGGGGATGACAAACGGTTATAAATATGATAACATCTATAGACATTATCAATGGTTAATTCCAAGGGAACCCATGAGCAAGTCACACCTATTCCAAAAAGGCCAACCATCGGCCAATCCATCAGGCCGGCCTAAAGGCCAACCCAATAAATATACTGAATTAAGTAAGCAGTTACTATCAGAGAAGGGTCCTGAGATTGTCCAGATGGTAATTCAAAAGGCCCTTGAAGGTGACGTTACCTGTCTAAAGATGTGTATGGATCGTATTGTACCAGCACAGAAAGCCATTGAGGTTAAGCACGAGAATCAGGATATGGCCATTAACATTGTGGTAGAATCCATCGGTCAAGCAGCAAATAAATCTTTAGAGAACAAGGGATATAATGTCCTTACTCAGAGTGTGGAAATAGTAGATGCTGAATTAGTAGAAAACGAGGATGGAGATTTCTAATGCCTATTGAACGTTGTAAGTTAGCTGATGGCTCCAGTGGCTACCGTTGGGGTAAGAAGGGTAAATGTTACAAAACCCGGGCAGCAGCAGAGAAACAAATGAAAGCTATTAAGGCCAGCCAGAATAAAGCCCTAGAGATTCGGTATGGTAAGAAGTGAATTATAGTCAATTATATTCCGAACTATAATTTATACTTTCAATTATAATCCACTATAAAATGCCAGAAATCAAAGTAGAACTACACCCAGCACAGATGGAAATCTTCCAATCCCAAGCCAGATTCAAGGTGGTGGCTGCAGGGAGACGTTTCGGTAAGTCCAGACTAGCGGCATGGGTACTTCTCATGGAAGGATTGAAGTCCAAGGACAAGGATGTATTCTACGTAGCACCAACCTTCCAGCAGGCCAAGGATATTCTTTGGGGTTTATTAAAAGACTTAGGTAAAGATTTAATTAAATCCACCCATGAAAATACTGCCACTATTACATTAATCAATGACCGTAAGATCTATTTGAAAGGAAGTGACCGACCAGATACGCTTCGTGGCGTGGGTCTAAAGTATGTAGTACTAGACGAATATGCTAGTATGAAACCTGCCGTATGGGAATTAATTCTTCGTCCTACATTGGCGGATGTAAAAGGTGGTGCATTATTCATCGGTACTCCTGATGGTAAGAATCATTTTTATACTCTATGGAATGAAGCAGGTAAGGAAGAAAATAAAGAATGGGAACAGTTTTCATTTAATAGTACAGATAATCCGTTACTTGATCCTAATGAAATTGAAGAAGCTAGAAAAAATATGTCTACGGCTGCCTTTAATCAGGAATTCTTAGCTAGTTTTGAATCTTTTGAAGGCGGGATCTTTGAAGAAAAATGGATTAAAATTAACGAGGAGGAACCAGATGACGGTCGTTATGTAATTGCCGTAGATCCTGCTGGTTTTGAAGAAGTAGCAAAAGAACGAGGTGCTCGTGGTAGTAAGCTGGATGAAACAGCTATTGCAATTGTTAAGGTACACAGTGATAAGTGGTGGGTTAAGGACATACAACACGGTCGTTGGAGTATCAAGGAAACAGCGGAGCGTATTCTTGATGCAGCTATGGAAGTAGAAGCCACCTCTGTAGGCATTGAAGCAGGAAGTTTAAAGAATGCCTTGTTGCCTTATCTATCAGATTTAATGCGTAGCAGGGGTCGATGGGTAGTTATTGAAGATGTTACTCATGGTGGTAAAAAGAAAACAGACCGTATCACTTGGTCATTGCAAGGCAGAATGGAACACGGTAAGATAGAATTTAACGAAGGAAGTTATTTAAATGAGTTTACTTCTCAGTTAGTAGCTTTTCCAAGTAGCCGACATGATGATCTTTTGGATGCACTTGCGTATATTGATCAGATTAGCGTAGCTGATTTTTGGAATGAATTAGATATTGAAGAATGGGAACCTTTAGATGATGTCGCAGGATACTAAGATTTGTAACCATTGTGGGTTTGAGGGAGATATTTCTCTTTTTCGTAAAAAAGAAAACCTCTGTAAGTCTTGTCATAATAAAAAAAGAAGAGAATATTATTCAAAGAATAAAGAAAAAGAAAACCAGAAATGTAAAGAATACTATATTAACAATAAAGAAAAAATTCAAGAAGTTCAAAAACAATGGAGAAAAAAGAATCCGGGTCTATGGAATGCTAGAAGTGCTAGATATCGTAACGCAAAGCTGAGGGCTACCCCGAAGTGGGCTAACCATGCTATAATAAAGGATATGTATGCCAAAGCTGCCAGTAAAGGACAGCATGTAGATCATATTGTACCACTGAAAAACGGTCTAGTATGCGGGTTGCATTGTGAAGATAACCTCCAACTGCTTGATCCCGCTGAAAATTTAAGTAAAGGAAACAGCTTCAATGTCTGAAAATACTGATTTTACTACCTATAATGCCCTAGCAACATGGGTAATGGACCGTGTAGAACAGTGGAGAACCCACCGGGACACTAATTATCAGGAAAAATGGGAAGAATATTACCGTCTGTGGAGAGGAGTGTATGATCCCGGTGATAAAACCCGTGATTCAGAGAACTCAAAGCTAATTTCCCCTGCACTTCAGCAAGCAATTGAAGCCACTGTAGCAGAATTGGAGGAAGCAACCTTTGGATCTGACCAATGGTTTGACCTCCGTGACGATATGTTGGACCAGTCACCGGGTGATGTTGGTTATTTGAAGAAACTTCTAAAGGAAGATTTAGAAAAAGAAGGCGTTAAGGAAGCATTATCCGAAATTTTCCTTAACGGTGCCATCTACGGTACCGGTATTGGTAAGATTCTGGTGGAGGAGAAGACAGAATTCTACCCAATGCAGCAACCAATCCCCGGAACCATGGCAACTCAGACCGTTGTACAGGAAGTTCCATACATTTGCGTTAAGATTGAACCAGTATCCCCACAAGAATTCCTAATTGACCCCGTAGCTACCCATGTTAATGAAGCGTTGGGATGTGCAACGGAGATGATGAAGCCCCGTTACTCTATTATTAAGGGGGTTAAGGATGGAGTCTATGAAGATGTGGCTATTGGTAGCTACAGTGATATTGACGATGATTATGATTTTGAATCAGGAACGGTAGAAGAGGATGATCAAGTTAAAATCACTGAATATTGGGGCCTAATTCCTAAAAAATACATTAATAAAAATTCTGCCTTTGATGACTTTGACTATGATGAAGACGAATTGGTTGAAGCAGTAGTTACTATCGCAAATGATTCCACATTATTGCGTGTGGTAGAGAATCCTTTCATGATGAAGGACCGTCCCTTCATTAGTTACCAGCATGATCGTGTACCGGGTAAATTCTGGGGACGTGGCGTGGCTGAGAAAGGCTACAATATGCAGAAGGCACTGGATGCAGAACTCCGTAGTCGTATTGA